AGGGCCGGGGGCGGTCGGTTCTTCAGGGGGCGACACGGTCCAAGACCCCGCCCGCTTGCGCCACTCACCGGGACGCGGGACCTAGCCGGGACGGGAGGTGCTGGACGTGGACCGTCCCTGTGACGTGTGCGGCGAGCCCTTCGTGGCCCAGCGCTCCACGGCGAAGTACTGCGGCGAGGTCTGCAAGAAGCGGGCGCAGCGGGCGAAGGCAAAGGCCGAGGGCGTGTCGGCGCAGGCCGCGGCGTCGGCGAAGGTGCTCGCCATCTCGGAGCGGACAGCCAGGCGTCCGGCGAAGGGTGGCAGGCGCACGCTGTGCGTGGAGGATCGGGTGGCCGTCGAGTTGGGCGAGCTGGCCGACACCGCGCTGGGGCAGCAGGCGCTGTTGATCGCCCGCCGGCTGGACGAGCGGGTGGATACGTCGGGTTCGGCGGTGGCGACCTTGTCGCGGCAGCTGTCGGCGCTGCTGGCGGAGGCGGCGTCGATCCAGGCGGCGTCCGAGCCGGTCAGCGACGACGACGGCGACCCGATCGCCTTCCTGGTGCGGCGCGCCGCGGAGCGGGGTGCGAGTGCTTGACGTCGAGGCTGCGAAGCGGGCCGTGCCCGATCCGTGGCAGCGGGTGGAGCCCCGGTTCTCGTACGTGCCGGAGTGGGATTACACGCTGGGCCCGGAGGTTGCGGACCTGTGTGCGCTGCTCGGCTTCGCCCCGGACCCGGAGCAGGAGTTGATCCTGGATTGTGCGTTCGGGATGCGTGACGGTCTGCCGGCGGCGTCGACGGGCGAGGTGATCGCCTCCCGGCAGACGGTGAAGTCCTCGGGCCTGGAGATGGTGGTGCTCGGCTGGGCGTTCCTGACCAAGGAGCCGCTGGTGCTGTGGAGCGCCCACGAGCTGAAGACGGCGCGGGAGACGTTCCTGCACCTGCAGGAGCTGATCGAGGGTCGTCGGTGGGCGTCGCGGCGGGTGAAGCGCTTCTACGGCGGCATCAACGACATGGGGTTCGTGTTCCACGACGGCCGCCGGGTGAGCTTCAGCGCGCGGACGACGGAGGCGGGCCGCGGCAAGTCCGCGCCGAAGATGATCCGCGACGAGGACCTGGAGACGCGCGATGAGCAGATGGCGGCCAGCCAGTCGGTGACGTCGACGTTCCCGTGGGCGCAGGTGATCGGCGGGAGTTCGGGCGCGAAGGACTACTCCGAGGTGTTGCACCGTGCGGTGAAGCGCGGCCGGGAGGGCGCGCCGGGCCGGTACTTCCACCTGGAGTGGGCTGACGACGGCGAGGGCGAGTGCGCCCGGCCTGAGTGTGCGCACGCGAAGGACGCCGAGGGCTGCCGGCTGGATGATCCGCTGCGGCTGCGGGCGTCGAATCCGACGGTGGGCCGGATCCGCGTGTCTGGTCGCGGGTTGACGTGGGAGGCATTGGCGGACGAGCGGCGGGATCTGGCGCCGGCGAAGTTCGGTCGTGAGCGGTTGACGTGGCATGACGTGCTGCGCGCGGACCTGGTCGCGGCGAAGCCGTTCAGCCATGACGAGCTGCTCGTCGATGCCGACTCGAGGATCGTGGACGCCGAGCCGGTGTTCGCCCTCGATGTCGCTCCCGGTGCCGCGTGGTCGTCGGTCGTGGTGGGTGGCCGGAACGCCTCGGGCTTGCTTCATGTGGAGATCCCGTCGTCTGCGGTGGAGGTGCCGCGGGGCGGTCGGGAGTGGGCGCGGCGTCCGGGTGATGCGTGGGTGCGGGACTGGTTCGCGTCGAGGCTGGACGCCGAGGATGAGTCGTCGCCGACGTACGAGCGGATGCGGGTGCTGCTGCTGGCGGGCAGTGAGGCGGAGTCGTTGGCGCCGGCGTTGCGGAAGCTGCCCGGGCTGGATCTCGAGGTGGTTCCGTGGGCGAGTTACTCGCAGGCGTGCGGGGTGGTGACGCGGCTGGTGAAGTCGCATGGGCTGGTGTTCGTGGGGGAGGGGCCGTTGGTGGATGCGGCGTTGGCGGTGGTGCGGAAGCCGTCGACGACGGATCGGGCGACGGGCTGGATCCGGGTGGACGCCGGCGATGACATTTCGCCGTGGGTGGCGGCGACGTTGCTGGCATTGCACTTCGAGGGGGTGGGTGAGGATGGGTTCAACGTCTGGTGATCGTGTGAGTCCGGTCGAGGTCGCGGGGATCGTGCTCATGATCCTTGGGGTCGTGTCGTTGACGTGGGCGGCGGCCCTGGTTGCGGTCGCCCTCGGGCTTGCGGTGGCTGGCGGCTTCCTGCTCGTCGCCGGCGTGGTGCTGGCCTACCTGGCTGCGATGCGGGCCGGCGGTGAGCGATGACCTGGCTGGCTCCGCTGTTCCGCGCCTCGCTGGAGAATCCGCAGACGCCGATCAGCTCCGATGCGATCGTCGAGCTGCTCGGCGGGACGCCCACGGACTCCGGTGTTCGGGTGACCGAGGAGAAGTCGTTGGCCATGCCGGCGGTGTGGCGGGCGGTCAACCTGATCGCCGGCTCGATCGCCTCGCTGCCGCTTCACGCGTACCGGCATGCGGGGGCTGGCCGCGAGGTGGTGACGTCTGGCAGGGCGGCGCGGTTCATGGATGCCCCGCACGCCGACATGACGCCGTTCGAGTTCTGGGAGCTGATGTCCGCCCACCTGCTGCTGTGGGGCAACGCCTACGCGTGGCGTGGGCGCACCGAGCTGGGCGACACCAAGCTCGTTGGGCTTCACCCGTCGCGGGTGAAGCCGGGCCGCACGTCGGAGGGCGTGAAGGTCTACGCGATCGACGGCGGCAGGATCGCCGCCACTGACGCCGAGGTGTTGCACATCCCCGGCTTCAGCATCGACGGCATCGTCGGGTTGTCGCCGATCGGGATGGCGCGCCAGGGGATCGGGCTGGCGCTGGCCGCCGAGCAGTTCGGCGCAAAGCTGTTCGGGTCCGGGTCGCTGGCCATGGGCGTCCTGGAGACCGATCAGAGGCTCACGCCGGACCAGGCGAACACGGTGATGGCGCGGTGGAGAGAGAAGCGCACCGGCATGAAGTCGGCGCACGAGGTGATCGTGCTCGATTCGGGCGCCAAGTTCCACCAGCTGACGATCAACCCGACCGACGCGCAGTTCCTGGAGTCCCGGCGGTTTCAGGTGTCCGAGATTGCCCGCATGTTCGGTGTGCCGCCACACATGCTGATGGACACCGAGAAGTCGACGTCGTGGGGGACGGGCATCGAGCAGCAGTCGATCGGGTTCGTGGTGTACACGCTGCGCCCGTGGCTGACCCGGATCGAGCAGCGGGTGACGCGCATCCTGAAGCCCGAGCCGGTGTACGCGCACTTCTCGGTGGAGGGCCTGTTGCGGGGGGACTCGAAGCAGCGCGGCGAGTTCTACCAGCTCATGTGGGGTCTCGGCGTCCTGAGCACCAACGACATCCGGGCGCTCGAGGAGCAGGGTCCGGTCGAGGGCGGGGATGTTCGTTACCGCCCACTCAACTACGGCCAGCTGGGGACGACCGACAGCGCCGACCAACAGGAGGAGCCTGCAGATGGCTGAGACCTTCCGCTTCCGCGGCGCGGTGCGCCCCGGGCCCGGATCGCGTGCGTCGGTGCTCAACATGGCACCGGCGGCGACCAGCGAGGACGGCGTGGCCGTCCTGCGGCTGTACGACCCGATCGACAGCTGGGGCGACTTCTGGGGCGTCAGCGCGAAGGAGTTCGCGGCCGCCCTGGATGCCCTGCCGGCGGACACCCGCGAGATCCGCCTCCACCTGAACAGCCCGGGCGGTGAGGTGTTCGAGGGCATCGCGATCATGAACATGCTGCGCCAACACCGGGCGCGCGTCGTCGCGATCGTCGACGGACTGGCGGCGTCCGCGGCCAGCTTCCTCGCCTGCAGCGCCAACGAACTCGTCATGAGCCGCAACTCCGAGTTGATGATCCATGACGCGTGGGGTTTGTGTGTCGGCAACGCCGGCGACATGCGCGACCTCGCGGAGCACCTGGATCACGTGTCGGACAACATCGCCAGCGTCTACGCCGCGAAGTCTGGCGGGTCGGTGGATGTGTGGCGCCAGGCCATGCTCGCCGAGACGTGGTACTCCGCCGAGGAAGCCGTCGAGGTGGGCCTCGCAGACTCGGTCGACGGCGCGGCGGATGCAGGCCCGGACGCGCTGAACGCCTTCGACCTGTCAGCGTTCAAGCATCGGGGCCGCGAGGAGGCTCCCGCCCCCCAGCTCGCCCCTGCGGCGCGCATCGACACGGACCTGTACGCCAAGCGGCTGCAGCTCCGCCACAAGCCCCGCCGGGGCTGACCCACCACAAGCCGACCCGTCGGGATTCGCCCGGCCGGGACAATGCCCCACGCGCACGCGGGGGCGAGAAGGGAGACCGTCCGCATGGACGTGCAGAAGCTCCGCGACCAGCGGGCGAACATCTGGGAGCAGGCCAAGGCGCTGCTGGACAGCGGCCTGGACTCGGCCGAGAAGGTCCAGACCTACGAGCGCATGGAGTCCGACCTCGACGCGCTCGACGCGAACATCGAGCGGGCCGAGCGGGCCGAGCGCCGCGAGGCCAACTACGGGCGGCTGGTGGGGGTGCCCTCGGGCATCCACAACGCGCCGGCGGCCGTCGACGACGTCGACGACGAGCACCTGAACAAGGTGTTCGCCCAGTTCCTGCGCCGCGGCATCAACGCCCTGGGGTCGGAGGACCGCGCGCTCATGGAGAGCCGGTTCGACACCTCGATCCAGAACGCGGCCGGGGTGGGCTCCGGCGCGGCCGGCGGCTACACCGTCGCGCCGCTGTTCCGCGACAAGTTCGTGGAGACGCAGAAGGCGTTCGGCGTGATGCTGCAGGAGGCCGAGGTCATCGAGACCGACACCGGCGCGAACCTGCAGTGGCCGACGAACGACGACACCGCGAACGTGGGTGCGATCCTCGCCGAGAACACCCAGGTCACCGAGCAGGACGTGACGTTCGGGACGGCCGCGCTGGACGCGTACATGTACACGTCGAAGCTGGTCCGCGCCTCCCTGCAGTTCCTGCAGGACCGCCCGGACGCCGACGCCTGGCTGGCCCGCAAGTTGGGCGAGCGCGTCGGTCGCATCCTGAACAGCCACTTCACCGTGGGCTCCGGGACCGCGCAGCCGGACGGCATCGTCACCTCGGCGACGGTCGGCGTGACCGGGACCGGCTCGTTCGCCTCCACCGGCGGCATCTCGGGCGACAACCTGATCGACCTGACCGAGGCCATCGACCCGGCATACGCCGCCGGTGAGCTGAAGTTCATGATGCACCAGACCGCCCGCAAGGCGGCCCGGAAGCTGAAGGACTCCCAGGGTCAGTACCTGTGGCAGCCGAGCCTGCAGGCGGGCGTCCCGTCGACGCTGGCGGGCTACCCCGTCGTCGTCAACAACGACATGGCGACGCTGGCCGCGTCGTCGAAGTCCGTCATCTTCGGCGACATCCGCCAGGCGTACGTGATCCGCATCGTGCGGGGCCTCACGGTGCTGCGCCTGGTGGAGCGTTACGCCGACTACCTGCAGGTCGGCTTCCTCGCGTTCGAGCGCGCGGACGGAACCCTGCAGGACGGCAACGCGGTCCGGGTCTTCCAGACCACGGCCACCGCCTGACCTTCTCGACGCGGCGGGGCCTCCGGGTCCCGCCGCGACCCCGTTCCGAAGGAGGGGCATGATGGCCGACAGCTTCCTGACTCCGAACGGTGGCGTCCAGGCGGTGGCGAGCTTCTGCGGCGTCCGGGACCCGTCGCCGGACTTCCTGCGCGCGGTGGACGCCGCGGCCGTCGCGGTCCGTCAGCGGTGCGGGCCGGTGCTCCTCGAGGAGGGTCTGACGTTCGAGTCGCCGGGCTGGGTGCGCACGCTCGTCCTGCCGTTCCGGGTGGCTGCGGTCGAGTCGATCGTCACCGACGATGGCGCCACGCTGGCGGTCGGCGACTTCCGGGTGCCGGCGCATCATCTCGGCGGGCATGGCGGGCAGCTGGTGGCGCGCCGGGACGGCGGGCAGATTCCGCCGTGCACGGTCACGTACTCGTCGGGGTGGGCGCATGGCGCCTATCCGGCAACGCTGGTGGGTGCCGGGTTCGAGCTGGTGCGGCACCTGTGGCGGACGCAGCTCGGCAACCAGCGCACCGGCGACGAGCAGGGCGGCGCCTGGTTGTGGCCGCGGCAGGCCGAGCAGCTGGCGGCCGACTGGATGCTTGCCCCGCTGGGGTTCGCATGACCCGCACGAGCGTCGTCCCGGACCTGATCGACGCCATGGTCGCTGACTTCGGCGCGCTGGCCGCACTGGGCGACGTGCTCGTCTGCGATGGCCTGCCGTTGACGAACGACGACGGGACGTACCTGTTCGTCGGCGTGGATGATCCGGACGGGATGCGTACCACGTCGGCCGACTCGGAGCAGGCGTGGCCGCATGCGACGTCGCACAGTCGCAGCGAGGAGGGCGCGGTCACCCTCGCCGTGGAGGCCCGCGATGGCTCCGGCACCGCCAAGGATGTCCGGGACGAGGTGTACCGGGTGGCCGGGGTGGTGCAGGACCGGCTGCGCGCGTCGAAGACGCTGGGCGTTCCCGGCGTCTTGTGGTTGAGCTTCTCGTCGCATCGCCTGGAGCAAGCGCAAACCCGTGACGGCGCGACGGCGCTGCTCACCTTCCGAATCACCTTCCAAGCCCGCCTCTGAGAGGACCAGCAACGATGAGCAATGCCCAAGATGTCGCCCTGACGATCGCCAAGGAGTCCGCGTACGGGACCGCGGTCGTCACGTCGCGCGCGTTCGAGTTCCTGCAGGAGGGGCTGACCTTCCGCAAGAAGGTCAACGACTCGCCCGCCTACCGGTACGGGGCGCGCGTGAAGTCGTCGGCCGGCCGCACGGTGGTCACGTCGGACGCCGGCGGCGACGTGAAGTTCGAGCTGGGCACGCGCGGGTTCGGGCTGCTGTGGGAGGCGGCTCTCGGGTCGTCCACGTCCACGCAGGTGGGTGCCACGACCGTCTACCAGCAGAACCACACGATCGGCGACGCGCTGCCGAGCTTGACGGTGCAGAAGGTGCTGCCGGCGATCGAGACGGATGCCAGCTTCTCCGATGCGGCGTTCACCTTCGATGGGGCGATGGTGTCGTCGTGGACGCTGGAGGTTCCGCAGGCGGGCGCGGCGACGCTGGCGCTGTCGCTGGACTGCCGTGACGTGGACACGGCGGTGGCGGCGGCCACGCCCGTCTACCCCGACGACAACCACGTCCTGAGCTTCGCGGGCGCCTGCCTGTACACGGGCACGCTGACCGCGCCGACCGCTTCGGCGCCGGCGAGCGCGACTGCGCCGGTGGCGAACGTGAAGGCGGTCACGATCACGTCGGACAACAAGCTGGCTGGCGATGCGACGTACTACTTCTGCGGTGGCGGGAAGAAGGGCAAGCCGTGGAAGGGCTCCCCGGCGATCTCGGGGACGCTGACGGTCGAGTTCCACGCTGACGGGCCGTTCGTGGCGGCGTTCCTGGCGGACACGCCGATGGCGCTGCTGCTGAACCTCGCCGCGGTCGAGAACGCCGACGAGAAGGTGCAGGTCGTCCTGCCCGAGGTGTTCATCGACGGGGATCTGCCGAAGGCGGCCGGGAACCCAGGCGTCATCGAGCTGTCGGTGCCGTTCGTGGCGTACCAGAACGCGGACGGCGACGAGCCGGTGACGGTCGTCTGCCGCACCTACGACACGGCCCTGTAGCCCGTGGGTGCGCTGGACGTTGATGTCGCCGACTACCGGGCGTTCGCGCAGCGGTTGAAGGCGGCCGACCGGAAGGTGGCCAACGGACTCCGGGCGCGCGTCCGGGAGGCGGGCAAGCCGCTGGCGGAGGCGATCGCGCAGGACGGCCCCGAGGGGCTGCCGGAGTCGGGTGGGCTGGCCGAGTGGTTGCGGGGCGCCAAGCCCAGCCTGTCGATGACTCAGACGCGGGTGGCGATCAAGCTCACCGGCCTGACGGGGACGCGGACGCGGAAGACATCGGACCTGAACGCGATCAACCGGGGCCGCTTGCGGCATCCGGTGTACGCCCGTCCGGGCCGGAAGGCCGGGTGGGTGAACCAGCTGGTGCCGGCGGGCACCTACGACGCGGCGATCGACAAGCACGCGGAGGCGGCGCTGGGTGACATCGCCCAGGCGCTCGATGACGTCATGAGGGAGATCTGAAGTGGGCATCGAGGACACACTGCGCAAGCCGATCCGCATCCCGTACGGGGCGGGTCATGACGTGCAGCCCCCGCGGGCGCGGGTGGCGCTGCGGGCGCAGAAGCTGGTGATGGCGCAGGCGGCGGCGTCCGGGTCGGCGCAGGCGGTCGACTGGGATGCGGTGGCCCGCGAGACGGGCGCCGGCCCGGGCTACGACCTGAACGTGGACCTGTTCGGCGCCGAGACGTACGAGGCGATGTTGGACGACCTGACGGGCGAGGAGATGACCTACGCCCAGCAGGCGATGCTGCTGTGGTGCCTGCCGGGCATCACCCGCGAGGTGGTGGAGGGGTTCCTGGCGGACCCTACGGTGCGGGCCGCGCCGAATCGCGCCGCCCGAAGGCGCCGGGCGGCGTCCGCTGGTCCGAAGTCGAACGGCACTGGGACCTCGTAGAGGCCGACCTGCTGGAGCGCTTCGGCGTCGACTTGTGGGATGAGGCGACGCTGGACCGTCCGTGGCCGTGGCTGGCCGCGAAGATCTCGGCGCTGCTGTCCACTCCGCCGGCGCGGGTGCTGGTGCCGACCGAGGACGGCTACGAGTTGCGCGCCTTCCACGTCACGAGGATTCAGGCGGCGCTGGCCGTCCCGTCGCGCTGAGAGGGGGCGGCTGTGGCCGACAAGACGATCAAGTTGACGTTGGTCGGCGAGGACAAGAGCGCCGGCAAGGCGCTGCGGGACGTCGGGGATGAGGCCGACAAGACCGGCGGACGGCTCTCCCGGATGGGCGAGATCGCGGGCGGCGTCCTGACGGCCGACCTGCTGCGGGCGGCCGGGTCGGCGATCGTCGACTTCGGCAAGTCGTCGGTCGATGCGTTCATGGGCGCGGAGCAGGCTCAGCGGCAGCTCGAGGACGCCTACGAGCGGTTCCCGGCCGTCGCGTCGCTGCCCATCGAGGCGCTGCGCGATCTGAACAGCGCGATCCAGGAGAAGACGGGCGCGGACGCCGACGATCTGGCGTCGTCGCAGGCGGTGATGGCGCAGTACGGCCTGACGGGCCAGCAGATCGCCGACCTGACGCCGCTGCTGGACGACTACGCCGTCAAGACGGGCAAGGACCTGCCCAGCGCCGCCGAGGATCTCGGCAAGGCGATGTTGGGGCAGGGCCGGGCCCTGAAGGACGTCGGCATCGACTTCAACGACACGGGCTCGGTGGCGGGCAACTTCGAGCAGGTCATGGGCGGCCTGCGGACGCAGGTGGGCGGCTTCGCCGAGTCGGAGGCGGGGTCCGCTGAGGGCGCCCTGCGGCGGCTGAACACCGAGTTCGGGGACGTGCAGGAGGAGGTAGGCGCGCAGCTGCTGCCGATCCTGGTGCAGCTCGGGGACGCGCTCCTCGTCGTCATCGATTTCGTCAAGCAGAACAGCGACGTGCTCGTGCCGCTGGCTGCTGTTATCGGTACGGTCATCGGGCTGGTGACGGCGTGGAATGTGATTCAGGGGATCCTGAACATCACATTGTCCATGAACCCGATCGGGCTGGTGGTGTTGGCGATCGCCGCCCTGGTGGCGGGGTTCATCACCGCGTACCAGACCAGCGAGACGTTCCGGAACATCGTGGACGGCGCCTTGCAGTGGGTGCGCTCGTCGGCGCAGGGGGTCGCGGACTGGTTCTCGGGCCCGTTCGTGCAGTTCTTCACCGACGCGGGCCAGCGGATCGGCGATTTCTTCATGGTCGACGTCCCGGCGTTCTTCGGCCGGGCGGCCGAGGCGGTCGGGTCCGCATTCTCCGGGGTGAAGGACC